ACAACAGGGTTGAGTTGAGTTGCCATTACACCGCCGTAACTGGATCAGAGCGATAACACATGAAAGTAACATTCATCCTGTCATCAGACTCACGCACATTATCAATACGCCAATCTTTGCCGCGCCACGTAATCGAATAGAGGTTTTGGTTATCCACTATCGTCTTCATGTTTGGCGTGTAGTTCAGCGTGAAGTTGGTCATGTCTTGATACAGACGATACTTGTCAGCGATTTTCAGGCTGTTTGCAACATCATGAACTCTTGCCCGAGTCGAGAACCACAATGCCTGAACTGTCGCAGACTCACCAAAATCTGACTTGGTGAAAGTCAGGTTGTTGACGTTGATGTTTTCAAAACGAGCAATTGACATTTACATCACCAATGGCTTGTAGCTTCTCAGCAGCGTTGTTACCCCAAATGGGATGTCCTTCAGCTTTGTCTCTGTCGCGTTGGCGCGGTTGTTATACAAGTGCGTCATCAGCAGCAATCCCGCTTGTTTGATGACCTTGTACGATGCCAGTGGGTTTGCCACGGTTGAGTACTCCACGATGATTGGAGCAGTCATTACTGTGTTCACATCAGTTGGCAAATTGTTAACCACCACTTTGTTGCCAGAGGCATCGTAGTAATAGCTTGTGTTCACCAGAGTCTGAAACACTGGAGGGAACGCATCATTCCAATATCCCACAGAGCCAATCGTGACACCCGGCAGGTTTGCCGTTGCGTTCTGGCTCACCTCTGGCAAGTCAAGGCTGATAGGTGACGCTACAAGGCTCTCAGAGCCGTACCAGACGCGATAAGTCACAGGGAAGATGGACATACCCAAGTAATCTTCAATCGCCTGTCTGGTGGCGATTTCAAGCATCGTCAGGTATGTGTCCTGACTGGTGTCATCAAACAAGTTGATTTGATTTCTGACTTCAGTCAGCGTCAACCAAGCAGAAGAACTATCACGGGCAATCTGCTCAACTTTTGAATAGTTGAACGGATTGCGCGTCTGAGCGCCAAAAGGCGCAGCGTATTGATAGTTGTCAACGCTCATGTTTAAGTCTCGATAGAACGAACACCAGCAAAAACGTCACGCACAGTGCTGACCATACGCTTTTCAGCATACATTGTCACAAAACCGGGCGTTGTCTGTTCCATTGCCTGAACGGTCATTTCTTCCACATCAGCAATGGTCATAAAACGAGGCCAGTTTGCAAGGTACATCGACTTGCAGCCAACAGTGCCAGTTGCGTCCAAATATGGGTTTGGAATTACAGGGAAACCAAACACATGGAGCAGTGAACCAGCTTCAGCCGAACCAACGTCAATGAACGAGTAGCCGCCACCGCCGTGAGCATAGTTACGCAAGGTCTGGATGGCTGTTGGGTGCATCATCCAAGCAGTACCGGGCATAGACCAGTATTGCGCTGGCAAGGCATTTGCCATAGCAGACAAGGTTTCAGCCTCAAGGCCACCTGTGTTGTTGTAGCCAACAGTGCGAATAGTGTGCAGACCGTTTGTGATGGCCGTGCCGCTTGTACCAAAAGCAGCAGCAGCGCCAGCAGCACCGGGGTAGCTGTTAAGGCCACGCAAGCCATCAGTGCCACCAGTCGATGTGGTGGTCGAACCTGCTTGGTCATTGTTCAGGCCGCACGATGCGCCTTCAAGCTGTGCGAATTCCATCATCAGGTCTTCAACCAACTCGTCTTGCAGACCGTTGACATCAGACAGCACAGCCGAGCGAACAGGCATTTGCGCGGTAATCACGCGAGTTGGCAGTTGCCAAATGCTTGTGTCAATGTTGGGGGAACCACTGTTGGGGTTGATGGCGTAGCCCCAAGGGTTTGTGCTGTTGGCAGCGTTACCAGTTTTGGCAACAAACTGAACAGCGGAATTACCGGGAACCTTGATGTTTCGTGCGCCTTGGCGAAACGGGTTTGCATAACGCAGGGTAGCGAATGCTTCATCAAAGTGAGTGCGACCACCGACATTCAAGCCTGAACCAGTGATAGCAGATGCCTCGCGCAAGTCAATCGTGACTTTCTCGCCAGTTTCCAATGTTTGCTTAATTCCAGACAGGATGCGTTCGGTGATGGTCATAACATTTCCTAAATTATTGGCACAAAAAGGAGGGGCATTTACGCCCCTCCGTTTTATCAGGTAGCTGTACCTGTCGAGCGATAGCGAACCAAGGCATTCGGGTCGCGAACACTGCAGGAAACGCGTTTTTCGCCGAAAAACGTAATGTAACCGGGCAATGTCTGATCGTAGCGGCGCATAACCATGTTCAAACGATCAATGATGGTGTGACCACGGCTCCAGTCACCAAAGTACATTGGGTACAGGCTGGTAGTGCCAGCAGAACCAGTTGTGGCTTGGCTTGGGTTGTCCAAGTACTTGTTCATCACCACATCAAAGCCGAGCATTTGACCAATGATGCCATCGGGGTTCAACGACTCAGTAGAGTTGAAGATTGGACGGCCATTGGTGTCTTGCAGACCACGGATAGCTTGAGCCAAGATTGGGCTGACCATGAACTTGGTGTTAGGGGTCCAATACTGCTGTGGCAAAGCGTAGATCGTGTTGATAACGTCTTTGTACTGGATGTTGTTAGCACCCACAGTGTTGGCGTTGGTGGTGATCTGGTCATAAGTAGCCAGCGAATGCAGACCGCTTGTAGAGCCAGTGCCAGAAGTGCCAAACGCAGCAGCGGTAGAAGAACCACCAGCGTAAGTAGCAGCAGCGCCAGCGTACTGATCCAGACCGCGCAGACCGTTAGTGCCGCCGTATGGGTTAGTGCCAGACTGAGCAGCTTGGTCGTTGTTTTGGATCATCGACAAGGCTTCGGCTTGAGCGAACTCGGCCAGCATATCGTCAACCACGTTGGCTTCCAGACCATCGATGTCATCCAGAGCAGCAGTACGGATTGGGAACTGCACGTTCAGGTCTTGCAGAACCAATTGCCAGATGCTGGTGTCTTCAGTTGTGGTTGCGCCGTTGTTCTGAATGCCATAGCCCCATGCAGCACCAGCATTGCCAGTCTTGACACGGAATTGATAGCTAGAACCATCGGTAGCCACAGTGCGCGACAGACCACGCATGGGGTTAGCCAAACGCAGTGCAGCAAACACTGGATCGTAGCCAGTACGACCACCCTTGCCATCACCACCAGCGGTCAGAGCAGATGCTTCTTTCAGGTAAGCGTCCATTTGGCTTTCGTCTGCAAAGATTTGCAGTTCTTTTTCCAAACGGTTGTTGCCTTTGTAGAAAGTAGCCAATTGCTCTTTCACCGAACGGTTCACATCAGAGCGAACAGTTTTGGCGGGTGTGCGAATGAACTCAGGCATCTGGATAGAAGCAACTTTGGCTTCCAGAGCAGCAACCTTTTCAGCCATTTCAGCTTTGACAGCCTCAACAGCAGCGGGGATTTTTGCTTCAACAGCAGTGATGCTCTCGGCTTGTTTAGCTTCGATAGCATCCAATTTTTCGATGATTTCTTTAGACATGATTCAACCTTTAAGTCGTTTGTCGAGGAGTTTAAGAAGTTCACGTTGCTCAAGAGCCGCGAGAATTTCTGCTTCGGTTGCCTCCGCATCAGAATCACTCTGAGTTGGCGCATTTTCAATAGGCACTTCAACAGCATCACGCTGTTCAATCACCGTCTTGAACACAGATGCGGCGGCAACCGACATCTGCTTGGACAGACCTGCATCCCGCAGGGCTTCTTCCAATACTTTCAAATCAGCAGAACCATCAGCACGGAAATACTCCAGCTTCTTGATTTCTGCCTTCATGTTATTTGGGTGCATGACCACGCTGGTTTCGCGCAGACCACCTTTGGTGATTTGGAAATAACCAGACTCATATGGATCATCAGAACCAATGGTCATTGCTTCGCCATCTTCCTTAACCCACTGATATTCTTCAGCATAAGCGCCAACAGAAACGCCACCAAACATGTTGGGGGATTCCTTCATCACTTGGTAAAGATCAGAGCCAGTCGTGGTGTTCAGGTACAAACGACCAGAAGCGTTCATGCCTTCATCATCCATTTCAATGCTTGTCCACTCACCAACGGGAATGGCATCAGCATTGTGATTGACATACATGGGCAGTGGCCGACCAGATGCGGCAAACTCTTTGGCCCATTGCATAAAGCCTTCAGGCTTGTAGAAAAACTTACGACCATCAGCGCCTTCACGAGCGCCCCAAGTCGTAATACGAGCTTCAATCTGTCCAGACGGTTCGCCGTTGTTGGCTTTCTCGTTGAGATTCAGCTTGGCTTCGCAGATTAGATTCAATGTCTTCATTGATTGCCCCTAAAGCAATGGATTGGTTATTGTCCTGTATTTTAGGGGGTTGCCCTAATAGTACAGGCAACTTTTTGGTAGGCCGCTTGACCTGTTTGGCTAATGCTAACAGATATTGTGTATCAGTACGCATTTTTAATCAAGTCTTCGAGCCAATGTTCATTTTCTTGGTTTGGTTTCCACCACCGCCACCAGTATCTTGGGCACTTGAGCCGGGCACAGGTTCAGCAGGTTTGGCATCCTTGACCAACTCATCACCACCTTCCATAGAAGGCAGATTCATGTAGTTACGGGCTTCGTTGGGTGTCATTATTCCACCTTTTACGCCAGCAGTCGCAAAGTTCATCTGGTCCAGCGGCGCACCCTTGAGGAAATCCTTGGTGTCGAACTCAACACACAAAGAAGGGTAACCCTCCAGCAAATGCTGCGTCAACTTCTGTTGGATGTTGACGATTGTGGGATACATGGTGGTCTTGTAGAACTCGTCCAAAGCCGTTTGGCTGTTGTTGAACTTTCCGTCATGGATGCCAATCATGGAAGGCGGCACACCAAACAAACCGCAGATGCGGCGCATAGTCTGCAACTTCAAAGCGGCAGCATCAGCGTCTTGCAGCGTCAGCATTTCCACAGTCTGGTACTTCATGCCTTGGTCAAGCAGCATACCCTGACCCGGCTTGCTTGGATCGCTGGCTTTGCTGCCTGTCATGTTGTTCCACGCCTCTTTCAGACGGGCTGCAATCTCTTTGTACTTGCCGTCAGGAATGACCTGATCCGTCACAAACATGCCAGAGGGCTTCGCACCGTTCTGCATGACAAAGTTGGCGTACAGGTCGATGTCTTGGTCAAGGCCGACCAGTTCAGTCGCCAAGATTGCCTTGTTGAAACCAGCAGAACCCTGCCACGCCATTTCCTTGCCGTGCATGACTTGGAAATACTTGAACTCATGGTCCTTGTTGAAACCATAGCTTGGCGTAGACAGTCGGAATGTCGGATAACGGGTAGGCGTGATGTTCACCGCAATCAGCGTTGAATCCAGCACATACATTTCCAGCGGAGTTTCGGTGGAACTGTTCTGGTCTTTTCTCCACCACAAGGTAAAGGCTTCGCCAGACAACTCGTACCACATCAGCCACTGATACCAGAACTCATACTTGCTCTGGAAGTTGTTGGGATTGCCCAGCAGCTTGGCAACTTGCTTGGCTTTGGCCCTATCTCGCGCACCAACACCTTCACCACGGATGGCATCAACGGTTTTGCCGTCTGCTGTCTCGCAGCAAATCTTGATTGGCAACTGCGCCAAAGCCCGAGCCTTGACACCCACACACGACATGATTGTGCTGTTTCTGGTCAAAACAGACATGTCCACAGGGCGACCTGCGGTAGTTGTGCTGGCAGTCGTTACATAGAGGATTTGGGTGTTAACACCAGCACGTTTGTCACTGCCCTGATAAACAATGTTGTTGCCCAAAGCCGTTTGGCCGAACAATGTATTGCTCTCAGACTGAGTGTTTTTACGCTTGAAAATGTCAAGAATTGCCATGATTTCCCCTCAATTTCCTACACTTTACCACTCTAACGACCTGAAGCCAAATGATTCGCTGACAAATACGTTATCCAAATGGCAGTGCAAGGCCATAATCATCGCAATAATGCCGTCAACCTTGGCGCTCGGGTCTGCTTCGTTCTTGCGGACCTTGACGTTTCCGTTCACATCAATGTAAACCTCGCAGTTTCCAAGCTGCCAGCCAACAAAAGGATTGCCATTGTGCTTAATGGCTTTCTTCAGAATAAGCTGCTCAGTGGTCTTGGACGGGTTTGACAGCACAGCCATGCCCTGACCTACCTTTTTCACAGGCAAGCCTTCAGCGTACAGGTTTGCCACCAGCGCAGCGGCATTGTATGGGTCAAATCCGACCTCTTTAACATCAAATTTTTCGCATTGCTGTTTAATAAACGATTCAATCTCATTTAAGTCAGTCACGTTGCCGGGTGTCAGCCGCAGAATGCCTGACCTGTGCGCTTCCATGTAAACAGACTTGTAATGGTTTGGCACAAAGTCCAAAGATTCCTCCGGCAAGAAGAATTGGAACTGAGCATAGAAATCTTCTTCGGCATATCGGTGCAAAGTCACCACAGCATTTAAGTCACGGGTGTGCGCCAAGTCAAAACCAATAAATGTGGATTCTGGCTTGTCCTTTGGCATATCCGAAATTGACTCATCCCAATACCTGCGGTCCACCCACGCACTGTTGGCCGACACATAGATGTTTAGCTGCTTGCACAGAAACTCGTTCAGGGACGCTGGTTTGGCAGAAGCCTCTTCAGCCATCTGCGAGATGTGCTGTGTTGTGACCGAAACCCCAAGCATGGGATTTGCTTTGCCCCAGACAGCAGGATCAGCCCAATTATCACCGGGGTCGATGCTATAAAGAAGGCCAAACCAGCGATGGCTATCAGCAGCAGCGCCACGCAGCACGTTGCGAAAGTGAGACAAATCCTCATAGAACTTGGTTTCCTTGGTGAAGCTGGCAGTTGTCAGGTACATCCTCAGCGGGTTCTTCCGAGCGCCCATACCCGAGTGCAAAACTTCAATGGACTGCCTCTCAGTAATCTGAGCCGCCTCATCAATCATGGCGCAAGACGGGTTTTTGCCGTCACCAGTCTTCCTGTTTTCCCGTGACAGCGCACGGT